TCAGGCTTCTTCCTTGGCCAGCTCAGTGTCCTGAGCGATCAACGCGATAAGGGCGTTTTGCTGGCGGTGAGCGAGCTGCCTGAATCGCTGTAGGAGCTCCCGCTCATGCAGCGATAGCTCTGGACTGTCCAGGCGCATGCTGAGGTCTTCATCGAGCGCACCTTCCTGTAGCAGGCTCTGCTCTAGCCTCGCGATTATCTCGGAATTCATGCTGCGATGATGATTGCGCGCCACTTCAGCGATGCGTTCGCGCATACCGTCGGGAAGTCGTACGACGAATTTGTCAGCCGTGCGGCTGGAATAAACTGCCTGTTTCATAGGGCGCATAATTAACCGGTTAGTCAGGTGGGCGTGCTGGCGTATTGCCGGGGTAGTCACCGGTCTGACAACCACCAGTACCTTGCTGTTCCGTCTGCCGGTAAAAATTATGGAGACGGCTTCATGGCGCCAATTGTACGACGAACCGGGGATTAGTAAAGACCTTGTGCTGTCAAAGTGCCTTTACTGTGATGCAGTGCCTCATCGGTGCTGCGGTTAGCGTAATACCGGGTCGAATTTGACTCTGCGGCCGATGATCGCGGTGATGAGAAAGAGCACGCCGAAGACGCCTAGGCCGGCTTTCAGCGTCGTGCTCGAGATAGCCGTGCTTTCTGGAAGCAGGTATGCGCCGCAGGCACAGGCAATCGTTAGCACCAGGCAAGTCAGTGCGGATTTAGACATGAAGGACCCCTTCTCTTTTTTTGCGGAACCTAGCTGGCTTTTACCAATCACTAGAAGACCCAGCGTTGCGGTTGCGCAGGGATGGCTGTTTCCGTGGCGCTGAGCGTCGTTGCCTGTGCGCTGGGGATGGTGCCGGAGTACTGCAGAGACAGCCGAGATGTCGGCTCGTAGGTCACCTGTGGAAGCTCGGCTGGCGGGAGTTGCAAGGCGGTCAGGGCTGCGAATGCGAATCCTGCACCAAGAAGAAAGGCCGGCTTGATCATGAGCGTTATCCTTCGCGTCACGTTGAGTGTGCCTTACTCTTTGCAGCTGTCATGCCAAAGTTTAACGATAAAAAAGTCTTTAAAAATCAATAATTTAAGTGTTTTGTTATGCTGGTCTGGATTGCGCTTTGCACGGGGCGCAGTTGAGGTCCATGCAAAATGCAATGCACGGTTCTCTGGAGCTGGTGCCGATGGTTTGTCGAGTATGGGCACGCACTGCGTGGGGCATGACAAAAGGCCCTGGTGTCGCTAAGATGCCGCCCGCGTGATCCGGTCCCAGTAGCTCAATTGGATAGAGCATCCCCCTCCTAAGGGGAAGGTTGTGAGTTCGAATCTCGCCTGGGACGCCAGTAAAATCAAGCACTTAGAGCTATTCTGTTCTAGGTGCTTTTTTGTTTGTGGGTGCATTGTGGGTGCAAACCATAGTTCAGGAAGGGATAACTTGAGATGAGTGACTGGTCAGATTTTTGTGATTCCAGAGGCCGCAACCCGGGCGACCACGATGTGATAGACGACTTTCTTGCAGAGGAAAGTGCTGCCGAGCGGAGTGCTGAGGTGTTGGCAGCCGCAATAGCTTATCCAGGCAGCGAAGCCTTCAAGATGTTTCTGGCAAGTTACGCTAACTTAGAGTGCGCTCGCTGCAAGGGAACGGGCTATATAGGTCAGTGGAAGGACGTTGAGCTAGGCCGCTGCTTTGAGTGCTTCCCCGACGCTCGCATGAAAGAACTTGGGTTTAGATGAACTAAGAAAAAGCCCCGCACAGCATCACGCAGGCGGGGCTTGTACTGTCACCGGCCCCGGATATCTCTAAGGAAATAGGCCGCACAGCGTGACGGGGTTTTACTGAATCGAGGCACTACCCGTCTAATCCTCGTCCTGGCTATCCCGTAGGCCGCCCAGGCCGCGGTAAAAACTATTTAATGGCCGTGACCTCACAAAGCAGGGTCATCTCGGACATATCGTTGTTCGGCAAGATGGCTTTCACGTTGAACTGCTTGCCGTGGTAAATCAGCCGCCATTCGGTCGTTAGGTCGGCGCGGTACGGCATCGTTACCTTCACGCTGAGCAAGGTCTGCAACTGAGCGGCGGCGAAGTATTCATCGCCCGATACGCTATCGACTGCGGCCCATTCGGTGGCGATGGTTGACCAGCCCTCTTGCCAGCCCCCCATGCCATCCGAAACGCGGGTGAGCTTTTGAAGTTCCAGCGGGTGGCGGCGGCGTCCGATTCTCATCACAGCACCGCCATAGAACGATAAGGGGCCAGCAGCAGCGCGTATGCCGTGCCCTCGTGCAAGATCCGGTCGCCTTGGCGCTCACGATTGACGTACAGGTCAGCGGTCAGCAGCAGCACAGCCGCTTGAATGGGTTCCGGCATCGGGTCGGGTAGATCGTCGCCAAGGTATTCCTCAACGTGCCGGGTGGCGGCGTCCAGGTAGAGCTGGATCAGCCCATCTTCTAGGGCGTGCATCACGCGCAAATGCTGTTTGGCTTCGGCCACGGTAATCATACGAAAAACACCTCGGTATCAATTTCAATGGGGGCGGCTGCGGCTTGGGCGGCGCCCATTGCCATTGCTAGGGCTTGCAGGCCGTCGATGCGGCCCGTGCGGCGGGACTTGTCCAGCTTCCTGTTGCCGGCTGGGTCTTTGGTGGCGACGGCATTCGCGGCACACATACTCAGCACCGGGTGGTTGCCGTGGGCGATGCGCCCGTTCAGCAGCTCGGCTTCCAGGGCGTCGAGCGCGGGTGCCATTGATTGGAACCCCTGCCCGAAAGGCACGAGTGGCAGCTCGATACCGATGCGCTCGAACTCTTTCTGGAGCACGTCCATACGCCAGCGGTCGAAGGCGATTGACTGGATATCGAGGCCGTCCAGGATCTCAACCATATCGAGCGCCACGGCTTCATAGTCCACCGTCGCGCCGGGTGTCGTTCGCAGATAGCCTTCGGCGGCCCACTGGTCATACGGGGCGCGGTCTTTCTTGGCTCGCTCGAACAAGCCTTGCTCCGGCGTCCAGAAGAACGGGCGAACCTGCCAGACGCCAGCGGCCTTGCCGATCAGCACAAGTGCCGTCAGGTCGGTACGGGCGGACAAGTCGAGGCCGGCATAGACAGGCCCGTCAAACGGCTCAGGTTCGGTGCCACAGGCTGCCCACACGTCAGGCGATATGAACGGGCTGTCGAGGCTCACACGCTGGTTTAACAGCAGGTTGCGGGCGGTGTTGCTCATGCTCGGCATACGGGCGGCTTGCTGCATCTGCTCGCGTAGATCGTCCTCGGAGCGGAACAGGCCCAGCGCCGGATTGGCTGCTTTCCAGGCGTCTTCGTCTAGCAGGTCGCAGCCCTTCGGCGCGGCGTACAGGTGGCAGACGATGCGCGGGTCTTTCGACCGTTTGGCGTCGTCAATCCACTGGCTCAGCAGATCGGCGTCATTCGCGGCTTGGGTACTGATGGCGATCAGCAGCGGGCTTTCGTGGGCACCTTGTGACGTGGTGATGGCATCCACGAAGTCGGATTGAGGCCCGCGGATCTGGCCTATCTCGTCCAGGATGGCGAGCACTGGTGACAGGCCGTGCGCTGTCTTGCCGTCTGCGGCCAAGGCACGAAACTCGGTATTCAGCGGCAGGCCGATCAGGCGTTTACCCGATGGCACGATGCGGACAATCTTGGACAGGGCCGGCGATAGCTGGACCATCTTTGACGCCAGGTTGAACACTAGCGCGGCCTGGTCACGGCTCATGGCTCCCGATACCAGTTGGCTGTTCTGCTTGGCTTCAGGACCGACCAGATGGGCCAGGATCAGGCCGGCGATCAGACCGGACTTCCCGTTCTTGCGGCTCACGGACAGGATGGCGCGCCGGGTGCCAGCCGGGTTTGAATATACGTCCCGGATGAACTGCTTTTGAAACTCGGCCAGCAGCAGCGGCTTGCCCACGTCCGCACCTTCTGGCGTGACGCAGTAGCGCTCGATGAACTGAATGATCTTGTCAGCGCGGCTTAAATCCCTCGCTTTCGAGGTATTTAAAAGTGGGATTTTCCCGGAATTAGCGCGGCTCATTGCATCGTCGCCAAGGTAGGGATCAGGTCGTCATCGAGCTGAGCGCGGGCGTCTCGCTCCAGAGCGGCACCTTTCGTCAGATCCTCGGCTTTGCCCACGGTGGCGATGGTGTCCACCTTGAGCTGTCGGCCAGTTGCCAGGGCGCGGCGGCTCATCTTGTCCAGCAGGTCACAGGCCGGGTTCGGCTTGCCGTCCACCAGCAGCCCGTCATTGTCGATGGCATCTTGTAGCGCCTCGATATCGGCATAGGCGCGGGCCAGGCTCGCGGCCAATATCAGGTCGGCATCGGTCCAGGTGTCACGCGGACGGGCGGTCACGATGGCATCCCAGAACGGCCTTGCCTGCTTGCTCACGCGCACAAACGCAGGCGGCGCTATAGGGCCAAGCGCAACGGCCTGAGCGGCTGCTATAGCGGCTCTGGCGCTGTCTGAGCGGGGGCGGCGTGGGGTGGTTTTCATGGCGGTTAGCGTTGAAAAAGCAGGGACCGGGCGGTGTTGCCTGCGCCGGTTGCTGGTGATTTTTGTTCTCGATTCCACGGATGATTCGGATCGAGCGGATTGCCTTTCACGTCGCAGCCCCACGTCACGGACTTACCCATACTTGCGGCCGTCTTGAGTGAGTGGCACTCATGGCAAAGCGCCTGCAAATTCTCCCGGCTGTTGTCATCGGTGAAGTCCTCGCGGCTGTCCTCGATGTGGTCAACGTCAGTGGCAGGCACTACCAGGCCACGGGCGGCACACATACGGCACAGCGGCTCACTTGCCAGCACCTCGGCGCGCAGGGTCTTCCATGCGCTGCTGTTCAGGCTCAGCGTGCGTTTCTTCTTCATGCCGCTGCCCCTTTGGCTTGTGCATCCTGATCGGCAGCATCGGGTTGTGCATTCGGTCTTCCAGCGGCAGGCGCTGCATCTTGAGTTTTCGCATCGTCGATACCTTCAATGGCTGGCAGGTTCTCCAGGCGGCGCACCTCACTCTTGAGCATCCATCCGTCCTCGATACCGCGCTGATAGAAGTTCGCCCGGGCAAGGCTGTCGCCACGCAGCAGACCTTCCACGTTGTGCTCCACGAAGAAGGCCGGGTTGGTAATGCACGCTCGGTTGATCGCCTGTTCCCACATGACCAGGTGGCGGCGCAGGGTGTTGGTCACAAAGAAGCGGGCAAGCTCGACCACGTTGGAATAGTTCGCGGCCTCCATATCCCCGATCATCACGGGCGGTACGCGGAACAGACGCGCAGTCTCGACGATGGACAGGCGCCGGGCTTCGATCCACTCGGCATCCTCTAGCGTCATGCTCACGGTCTTGAACGTCGCGCCTTGTGGCAGGACGGCGGTCTTGCCGTGGTTGGCGATACCGGCTTGACCAGCGGACCAGCTTTCGCGGATCTGCCCGGCCTGCTCTTTCGTGGTGCCGGGTGGTGTCTCGATGACGCCTGACAGCTTGGTGCCCTGCTCGAACATCTTGGCGCCGTGGGTACGCTCTGCCAGGGCGAGGCCGATAGTGTCGCGGGCTACCTGAATGGGCGAGCGTCCGAGAATCCCATCGTCCGAGTGATAGCGCAGGTGCAGGACTTCATCGGCCAGCAGGCGGCGCTGGTTGCCCTTGCCGTCCGCGTGGTCATAGACCAGATTGCCCAGGCTCGAACGCAGCACAGTCACGCTATCCGGGTGCATCGGCAGCAGAGCCTTAACCGAACCGTTCGGGTTCCACACAATCTCGGCATAGGCGTTACCACGCAGCAGGACGTGGCGTTGCATCTGCTCGCGGAACTCCATCGCGGTCTGGTAGTTGTTCGGGGTGTCGTGCAGCAGCTTGTACAGCGGGTGACTACGGGCCTTCTCGCGTCCGTCATCGGTGCGGCGGTACACGTCGAGCGGCAGGCTACCGACCGTCTCGCTGATAGCGGCCACGCAGGCATAGACGGCGCTGATGCCCTCGGCGGTGGTTGTGTTCACGTCCACACCAGCCACGCCAGGAAAGCCCGTCAGGCGGTCGTAATACGTGTCATAGGCCGGGGTCGTCGGCTCGGGGCTGGCACGTTTGAACAGGCGCGGGAATTTCACTGGCAGGCCTCCAGATACAGACGGGCAAGGCGGATCGAACGCGGCAGCTTCGACCGGACTTGAACACTCGTCGCGTCATAGGCCGGGTTGGCCGTGATGGTGATTTCGAATAGATCCACGTCGCGCAATTCGCGGACGGGCTTCGCGCCTTCGGCCCAGGTGTCACGGACGGGCAGAAACCCGAACGAACAGCCGGCCACGTCGCCACGCTTCACCAGCTCGGCCAGATCCCGGCCAAGGGTGGTATCAGGCAGGTCCAGCTCGAATGCCAGACCTTCGGAATCTTCTGTTAGTCGCAGAGTGCCGGCACCGAGGCGACCCAGCAGCGACTTGCCGTCGTGCTCGTAGATCGCCCGGATGTTTCCAGCAGAAGCGGCGGCAAGCGTCCGGGTGAAGGCACCGGGGCGGATGACTTCCACAAACTCGCCCAGGTCCGTCTCAGAGTTGAACCGAGCGGCATAGCCGGTCAGCTTGCGTCCGTCTGGCTTCAGCCCATTGCTTGCGCGCCGTTCCATTGCTTAAACCTCGGTCGCTACGACGAAGCCTTGCGGGTGGCGCACGGCGGTATCGACGGTGGCCATAGCGCGGACCTGAATGCCGCCACGGCTGTAAGCCGGCTCAGCGTATGGGTTGACCAGAATGTCCACCTCGGACCAGACGCCAAGCATGACTTGCGAGAAGTCACCCAGGATCAGCTTGCCGGCCGGAACGTTCTTGCTCGCGGCCAGGGACAGGCCAGCCATCAGGCCGTTGTCGTACAGGAAACCGCTACCAGATCCGGCGACCTTCTCAGCAGCAGCCAGGGCGGTGCGGATGGCGGCAGTGGTCAGCCAGCGACCGTTCTCGATGTTCACGTCATCGAGCTTTTCCAGCATCGCCAGAACGCCGGCCCAAGTGGTCGGAACGTCGCCTGCGGCCTGAATGCCAGGAGTGTTCAGGATGCCCAGCGGCTGACCAGCCAGACCCGAACCGTTGATGATCGCGGCGTCGATCTGCTTGGCGATCAGGAACGAAAGATCCTCGCGGACCAGTTGTTCAATGGCCGGGGCGCTCTGCTGAATGAGCTGGCGGCTCATCTCGGTTTTGCCGCCAACGTGTTTCGGGGTCAGCGTTACCTGGTCGAAGGTCATGTCGGCTTCAGGTACTGCGGCGCCTTCAGTCACCCAGCCAGTCGTCACGCCCGAACCGAACTTCGGAACAGCGACGTTGCCACGAAGGCCAGTCATCACGCGGACGCCCATCTGGCGAGCCAGCAGAGCCTCACGCAGCGGGCCAATGTAGTCCTGAGCACGGTGATCGGTGCCGACCAGTTCAGGCGCGGTCGCGGTGGTGTTGGCGCGCTTCTCCAGGCTGTTGAAAGGCACGAAAGCGCCCTCGGCTTTGCGGCCACTGCGGCGTTCGGCTTCCTTGGCATATTCAGCTTCAGCGCCGTCCAGGCTGCGGCCTTCCATCTGAGCGCGAATCACCTTGGTGACGCTCACGGAGCCGGCCAGGCGGTCGAAGTCGGCAGAGGGTGCGCCCGATACCGGAGTGCCAGCGGCGCGGCGTTCACATTCGGCCAGGTGTTCGGCGCGCTCAACCTGAGCGGACAGGGCGCGTTCTTCAGCCTTCAGGCTCTCGAACTGCTTGGTTTCATCGGCGGACAGATCGCGGCCTTCTGCGGCTGCGGCATCTACCAGGGTTTTCATGGCGGCGACCTTGGCGGAGCGCTGCTCGCGTAGGGCGGAAATCTTCATTCGTTGATACCTGTATGGTTGTATGACACGCAAATATAGTTTACGTGTCTATCCATACAGTATCAACAAATCTATTGACAGTATTTAGGTGGGCGTTGTAAGCGTCTGCGAGTGAGGCGTTTTGGTCTCAGTGAGACGTTTTGGTCTCGGTGAGATATCCCCAGTTCTGGGGAAAACCCGCTGCCTTGATAGTGGGAAACCCCCGGTCTTGATCGTGGGAAACCGCCGATCTGGTCCGAGTCGGACAGGTTGGTCTGTCTCGCGTGTCGAAAACGACACAGTGTGTTGATTCCTACACAGTGGAAACCCAGCGATAACCCAGCCGGTTAGGGTTGGGTTTCAACGGTTGTTGAACAGGTGTTGAACGATCGCTGAACGACTGGTGCACGAAACGTGCTCAGTTCTGAGCGCATTAAAAACCCGCACTCGGCGGGGCTGGTGGGGCGGGGCGGTCAGTGAATGCGCCGCGTATCGAGCGAGGCCAGATCCTCGTCGCTGAGCACGCCGGCAGCGAACAGGCCCTGCAGGAACCCCGACAGCATCTTGGCATCCAGCTCGCCCCGGTCGGCGTCGGCTTGGTACATCTCGAGTGCGGCGACCGCTCCGTCACAGTGGGCGACCATTGGCGCGATCTTGGCGAACAGTGCGCGTTCTCCCGGCTTCATGGTTCGTAGCGCTCCAGCAGTTTGCCCAGGCGCTTCGCGATCCCATCCAGGGCGATGGCGCAGTTTTGCTCCATCTCGCCGCCACGTAGCTGGCAGAGGTCGGAGAAGATGCCGAGCAGCATCGCCTGGCCGAATGCGTCGATGTGCGCGCCTTGGTCGATGATGATCCCGGTGTCGGGGTCGATTGGTACGATGTTGGTCATGCGTGACGCTCCTCGTTTGTAGCCACTTGCTGCCCTGAATATCTGTAGATACCTGGCAGAATCTAAAAGGGTGTTCACTTTCTGAACACGTAGAACAGCGATTACGGTTCGGTTTCTGGACACGTAGGCGATAACGCCAAACCGAACCGGATAAACCCGAACGAACAGAATTCGCTACGTGTTCACTATCTGAACCGGTACGTGTTCATTTTCTGAACAGGAAGAAATCGAATTGAGCAGTGTCGGCAAAGGGCGCAGCGGTGCTCTAGTCGGGCCTACCTCAAGGTCTTTGCCGGGGCACTCGTTTACCGGAAGCCAGGACAGTGCGTAGAGCGCGCAGCGGGCGCCGTGCTTGTTGAACAGACTGCTACGAGTCTGAGTGATCCAGCCTGCCGACTCGAGATCGCTGAGCGCCTTCTGTAGCGTCGACGGTGAGCCGATCCCCCATTCCCTAGCCATCGTGCGCGTGGCTGACAGATCGCCGTTGTTGCCCCCGTTGTACTGAGACATCAGCTCTTGCAGCACCACGCGGGCAACGAAGCTCAATGCTCGATGCCCGGGCGATTGAACGAGGCGCCGCTCCAGCCGGAAGAAAGGTGGCCCCGATTTGGGCTTTGATTTGCCTGCCATATCGAACTCGCGCAATGGCTGGCAGGGCAGGGCGCCCCGCCAGCGTTATGGCCGCTAGGCCGCGGCTTCTTGCATCAGGACGTATTGCCCCACGCGGTGCGGTGGCCGTCCTGCTTCGGTGGCCTGATAGGCCCATTGTGTGCGGATATCAAAGCCACGACGACGCAGACGGCGGACCGTTGACGGCGGGTGGACGATATCTAGGTCGTTGGCTGCCTCGATGGTCGTCACTGGATGAATTCTCAGTGCTTCCAGAAGGCGGCGGTCTTGCTCGGTTGCGGAGTGTGATGGCATAGTTCAGTCCTCACTTGGTGCAGTCCAATGTGTTTGCCCCTGGCGGTGTTGCAGCACCGCTTCGGGTTTTCTCTCTGATTCCTTTCTCATGTCCATTCGTCCCTGTCCGGGGCGGCGTAGCCCCATGCTTCGTTGGCGGCCGCGTAGATCATCGAGCCCAGCGCGGCCACCGCATACGCAAGGCTGCTCCGGTCGTCGTCGCTTAGGTGATGCTCCGATTCGTCGGCACCCAATAGCCGGCCGATACCTTCCAACCCTTTGCCGGCGTTCGTCAGCACCGCGGTGTTGCGCTGGATCATCTCGAACGCCTCGCGATCAGTGATGCGGCTCATTGCAGGCCCTCCACGCGCTTGATGCGCTCCGCTTCGCAATCCATGTAGTTGCTCAGATCGTCGGCGAGGTACTGCGCAAGGTTGGCGAGCTCTAGCGCATCGCGGCCGTTCTTGTGCGCGCAGTTGAGCTGGATCGCTCTTGCTATCGAGCCAAGCCACTTGCCGTGCTCACGCGCATAGGTCGCCAGGTCGTAAGCGTCGATTGCGTCCACTTTCTCAGTTGTTGCGGTGTTCATTTCGCTAGCTCCAGTCGAGAGGCGCCGAGGTGGCGCAGGTGTTCGAGGTCGATCAGTCGGGTGTTGGTTGGCAGGGCCAGCCACCCAATGACTTTGCCGCTGCGGTCGATTAGATGGAAGGCCCGTTCCAGGGCCTCAAAACGGGCGCTCATCGTGCGTTGTTCTTTGCCATCCGATTCAGCCAGGCGCGCAGTTCCTCGACGAGGATCAGGCGGCGCTTGCCTGCCTTGAACGACACGAGGTCGCCACGGGCGATGGCTTCATAAACGGCGGAGCGGGTGGTGCCAGATGCGCGGGCGGCTTCTTCAGGGCCGACTGCAAGGGGTTGCAGTGTTGCGAGTTGGGTCATGGTCTTCTCCATCTGGCCGGTTGAATGCGAATGGAATGGGTTAGGCCAGATGTGTGCATCCTAGATGTAAGTAACATGATGCGCAAGTGCGTGTTGATACTTTCGTTCGCGTCGCTTACTGTGGCGCCATTAAGGAGACAGTGATGGCTAACAGATCAAAGAAGACGGTGCTCTCGGTCAGGGTGTCGGGCTACGCCAAGTCATGCTTGGATGTGCTCGCTGCGATCGAGCAGAAGAGCCTTCCAGACACTATCGAGGGTTTACTCGAGCAGGCTTTCGACCGAAAGTCGATCGCGCCGCCAGCTTTCATCCGGCAAGACAAGCTCACGAAACAAGGAGAGCCTCGGATTCTGCTGGGCGAGCTTATGAGAGCCGTTTGGACAGACGACCAGGAGCTGTTCAAACTAAGGCTGCATTTGATTGAGCCTGCAGCGCTCAATGACCGAGATCAGGTCATTACCGGAACGGTATTTAAGAATCTCGAGCTCTTTGCTGGTGATGACGATTTGTTCGACAAGAAGGCTCGGGAGCTGGTTGTAGAAAGCCCGGCAATTCCTAAGCTCAGCCTTGCGCTGGTCAGACTTTACTGGCCTTTACTGAGTGACTACGCGCGCTTCCTGGCGAACAACTCGCTCAATCTCAGCTTCCCGGACTATGCTGATATGCTTCGCAAAAGCGGTGAGCTCGACGACATTTTCGACGTGCTCTAAATAAGGTCCACCGCAGCCGCCTTGCTATCCGGTGCAAGGTGCGCATAGCGCAGCGTCATTTTGATATCTGCGTGCCCCAGCAGATCGCGCACTGTGTTCAGCGGTACGCCAGCCATCACCAGCCGCGACGCGAAGTCGTGGCGCATATCGTGCCAGCGGAAGCCGACGATGCCGGCATTCTTCAGCAGTTCAAGCCAGGCGGTTTTCACGTCCGTCATGGGCTTATCGTCTTCACCCGGGAAGATGTAGCCGGTACCGCTCGCCTGGTCGTTCCATCCCTGAAGCGTGGCCAGCGCTTCGGCGTTCAATGGTATGTGCCGTGTCTCGTTGGTCTTGGCGCCTTCGCCGGCTACCGTCAGGGTCTTGGCTTGCAGGTTGGCGTGATGCCAGCGCAGGTTGAAGAGTTCGCCGCGCCTCATTCCGGTATTGAGCGATAGCAGAACCATCGGCTTCAGGTGGTCGGCGAAGGCTAGGGCACGAAGGTCTGGCAAGGTCTCTCTGCCGCGTTTTGCGCGCCATTCGTTCGCGCTGTCACGCTCTGCCCTGATTCGCTCCTCGCGTGCGTCTAGCTCGTCCCTGAGGGCTTTGGCTTCGTCTTTCGACAGGTAGCGGATGCGGCCGATCGAATCGACCTTCAGTTGCTTGACCTTCTCCAGAGGGGAGGCGGGCAGGTAGGCCCATTCCACGGCGCGGCTGAATACTCCGCTGATGCTGCCCATCTTGCGGTTAGCGGTGGCGGGTTTGTTGCCACCGTTGAGCCAGGCGGTTCGGATCTGCTCCAGATCGCGGCCGGTTATCTCATCGAGCCGGCGGTGCATGATCGGCTCGAAGCTGGTATCGAGCGTGTGCAGCGTCTTATCGTGGCCTTTGTGATGGGCCTTGAACCACGGCATATAGTGGTCATCGATGAAGCTTCGCAGGGTAGGGGTGCCGGCACCGCGGCGGCCTTGGGTGACTGCCAGCGGTTCGCCGTGCTTGCGTGCTTCGTTGAGGTATTGCAGCGCCTCTTCCCGTGCCTGCTCAAGCGTCAGGATGCCGACACGGCCGAGCGTCTTCTTGCGGCCACGCGCCCAGGTCACGACGTACGACTTTGCCCCGGCCGCCGTCACGCGCACGAACAGGCCGGGCACGGTGGTATCGTGGACTTCGTATTCCTTGCCGGTGATTTCCAGGCTGTTCAGTCGGCGCGCCGTCAGCTTCTCTCGCAC